CGTCGTCTGCCGGGCGGGTTCCGGTGGGACCAGCGCGGCGAGGAGCCGATCACCGTCCTCGTGTCGCACACCCTCGCGGGGTGGGCGTTCGACCACGCCAAGCCCGCCGCCCCTACGTTCCGAATCGCCTAGGAGAGTCCTGTGACCGTGCAGCAGTTGTTCCCCTCGCTCGTGACACCGTCCGACCCCTCGACGTGGCCGGGTGCCGCGGGGTGGGGTCGGTCGTGGCGTGGCCCGATCACCACCGAGACCGCGAAGGCTCTCCCGGGCGTGGCGCGGGCGGTGTCTCTGATCGCGGGGCAGGCCAAGCAGATGCCGTTGGACGCCTACCGGGGTGTCCAGCCGTTGCCGCGGCCGCGCCTGTTGGAGCAGCCGGACCCGGACGAGTCGCGGGCGTGGTTCGTGGGGGTGCAGTGGGAGGACTTCCTCCTCAACGGGAACGCGGTCCACTACGTGACGACGCGGGACGCCACGGGGTGGCCCGCGACGGTGGTGTGGCTCCCGGCGGCGTGGGTCACGATCACCCGCGACCCGACGACGCAGGTCGTGGACTATTGGGTCGGCGGGGTGCGGCTCCGGCGCGGCGACGTGATCCACGTCAAGCGCGGCGCGGATCGGGGCAACCCGGGCCGTGGGGTGGGGGTGGTGGAGCAGCACCTCGACGCGCTCGGCAAGGTCCGCGACCAGCACCGCCACGAGGCCGACGTCCTCAACACCTCCGCGGTGCCGTCGGTGGCGATCATCGCGCCGAACCCGCGCCTGTCGCAGACCGAGGCCGACCAGGGCAAGGCCGACTGGCTGGAGAAGTTCTCCGGCCCGGATCGGGAGCCCGCGATCCTCCCGGCGGGGTCGCAGATCATCCCCCTGGCGTGGTCGCCGTCGGATTCGCAGTTGGTCGAGGCGCGGCAGTTGTCCCTCACCGACGTCGGGAACATGTTCAACCTCGACGGCTACTGGCTCGGCGCTCCGGCGGGGTCCATGACCTACCGGACCCCGGGGCCCATGTACCTCAACCTGATCCGGCAGACGTTGGAGCCCGACCTCGCCGTGTTCGAGGACGTGTGGTCGGCGGCGTGGCTCCCGCGCGGGCAGCGCGTCCGGCACGACCGGCGGGTGGTGCTCGGCGACGACATGCAGACCATGGTCAACACCGCGAAGACCGCCGTCGAGGCCAAACTCATGACCCGCGAGGAGGCCCGGGTCTACCTCGGCCTCGCTCCCACTCCTGGCGGTGCCACGACGACCAGCCCGGTCGCCACCGTCACCGACCCCGACACCAGCACCACCGAGACCGAGGAGGTCTAAGCCATGACGGTTTCACTGAGCGGCGACGAGGTCCGCACGTTCCCCGCGCTCGAACTCCGAGCCGATCACGCCGACGGCGACCCGGACGCGCCGTTCACCACCCTCCGCGGGATCGCGGTCCCCTACGAGACGTGGACGAGCGTGGGGTGGTTCGAGGAGAAGATGGTCCGGGGCACGTTCCGGAAGTCCATCCGGGAGGCGGCGTCCCGGCTCCCGTTGCTCCTGTGGCACGACAACCGGACCTTCCCCGTCGGGGTGTCGCGCAAGTGGGAGGAGACCGACGAGGCCCTCGTCGGGGAGTGGGACATCGACCCCGACGACGACCTCGCGCAGACCGCCGCCCGGAAGGCCGACGGGAAGATGCTCACCGGCATGTCGGTCGGGTTCGCGGAGGTCAACCGCAAGGACGCCGTCGTGCGGGTGGACGCCGCGACCGGCGAGGAGGTCGAGGCCGACGAGTGGTGGCGGCTGGAGCGGCCCGGGCTCGTGTGGCGCGAGGCCCGGCTCCTCGAAGTGAGCCTCACCCCGACCCCGGCGTACGCGGGCGCCCAGGTCGCGATGGTCCGCAGCGCGCAGCGGCAGCGGACCCAGGAGGGGCGGCCGCGCCGGTCGGCGGAACTCCAGCACTGGCAGCGGAAGTCCGAGGCGATCCGGGCCGGGGGTCGGCGCCGGTGAAGCCGTTTGTGGAGCCGAGCAGCGACCTCCGGCAGTGGGCCAACTTTCACCGTCAAATGTTCGTCGCGCTCACCGGCGAAGGGTTCACCGAGGACCAGGCGTTGACCCTCGTCGGTGAGGTGCTGGCCGCCGCGATCATCGGGAGTGACGGCTCGTGAGGATTCTCCAGCGGTTCACGCGCGACGAGGCCGACGCGTTCCAGGACCGGTTGATCGCTCACCTCGGCCTCGACCCGGGGCAGGTTTCCGACGGGATCACGGCGGAGTGGCAGGGCGGCGCGACGCTCGTGGTGGTGCGGTGGCAGGGGGTCGCGACGCTCACGCCGGAGGAGTTCGACGGGCTCCTCCAGGAGACCCGGGCGAGGGTGGAGGCGGGCGGTCCTGTCGTGCCGCCGGTGCCGCCGGTCGAGGACGCCGGGGAGGTGGCCCCCGAGCCGACCGAGCCCGCGCCGGAGCCGACTCCCGAGGAGCCCACCGAAGACCCCACGGCCACCGACCCGGCCGCGGAGGACACCACCACGGACACGGCCACCGACACCACCACCGACACCACCGGCGGCACCGTGGGCGAGGTCGTGGACGACGTCGTAGACGAGGTCACCGACACCGTCGAGGACACCGTCGAGGACGTCGGCGGAACCCTCGGCGGCCTGTTCGGCCGTTGACGACTCCCACCGACCCCGGGTTACTCTCACGGTTGTAACTACTCCTAGCCGGAGCAGACGCCGCCAAGCCGGACCCACCGTGACACCACTTGGCAGGGCGCGAGGCCACCACTAGGGGACGCCGATCACGCGACCCCGAACAGGTGGACCCCATGAAGACCCTCACCCGGCTCTACGACGAGCGCGACGAGCAGTCGCAGTTCATCGACAGCCTCCTCGCCCAGGTCGAAGAGGAGGAGCGGGACCTCGTTGACGCCGAGCGGAAGAACCTCGAAGCGGCCGAGGCCCGAATCGCCGAAATCGACAAGCAGATCGAGCCGCTGGAGAAGTTCGAGCAGCGCCGCACGGCGCACCGCGAGCGCATCCCGGCGGCTCCCGAGCACCAGCACCAGGGCGGCGGCGACCAGCGCGGCCGACAGGCCCTCGACGTACGGCCCCGCCCGGTCCAGTACCGGTCCGCGGGCGCGTTCGTGGTGGACCTGATCCGGGCCCGCGGCTACGAGGGCGCGAAGGCCGCCCCGGACCCCGAGGCCCAGCAGCGTGTCGCGGCCGCGATGGAGACCCGCGCCGAGGCCCCCCACGTCACGACCGACGAGACGCCCGGCCTCATGCCCCAGCCGATCGTCGGCGAGATTCTGACCGACCTCGACGGGTCCCGCCCGTTCGTGCAGTCGGTCGGCGCAAAGGACATGGCCTCCATCCCCGGGAAGGTCTTCACCCGGCCGCACGTCACCCAGCACACCCAGGTCGGGCAGCAGGCCGCCGAGAAGGCCGAACTCGCCAACCGGCAGTTCAAGGTCGAGGGAATCCCGTTCACCAAGGACACGTTCGGCGGCTGGCTCAACGTGTCTCGGCAGGACATTGACTGGACCAGCCCCAGCGCGTGGGACGCCCTGATCAACGACCTCGGGCTGGAGTACGGCGCCGACACCGACGATTTCGCCGCCCGCGAGTTCGCCGCCGGGGTGACCGAGACCGTCCAGGCGGCCGACTCGTCGCTGGAGTCCCTGATCGCGGCCCTGTATGAGGCGGCCGCGCTCGCGGTCCGTGGTGGCGCCAACGGCACGAAGCGCGCGAGCGCGCTCCGCCTGCCCAACCACATCTGGGTGAGCATTGACCAGTGGGCCACCCTCGGCGCCGCGATCGACTCCGTCCGGGCGCTCGTGCAGGGCTCCTCCTCGCCGGGCGAGTCCTCGCCGACCACGTTCGGCGGGTCCATCCTCGACATTCCGAGGACCATGGTCCCCGGCCTCCCGGCCGGGTCCCTGATCGTGGGCCGGACCAACTTCTACGAGTTCTACGAGGAGCGGATCGGCATCCTCTCCAGCGTGGAGCCGCGGGTCCTCGGCGTCGAGGTCGCCTACGGCGGTTACGCCGCGGCCGGGTTCCTCGACTCGACGGCGTTCGCGAGGGTCACCACGGCCGCCCCGGCCGCGTGACCTGACGGCGACGTCTAAGGGAGCCGATCATGTGGCGGCACTACCACACCGGTGAGGCGTGCCGGGTCTGCCGGTTGCACGACCGGGTAGCCGCGATCGTGTCCGCACCGGGCGCGATCGCGGCCCCGGCCGCCGAGCCGGAGCAGCCCGACCCGGGCGACGGCGACGTCGTCCCCGACGGCACGATCGCCGAGGTTCTGGCGTGGGTCGGGGAAGACCCGGCCCGGGCGCAGGAGGCGTACGACGTCGAGGCGGCGAAGACCTCGCCGCGTACGACGCTCCTGGCCGACCTCGAAGACCTCGGCGCGACGTCGCCGGAGGCGTGAGCCGTGGCCGAGCAGCCTGCCGAGCAGCCCGCCGACCTGACCGCGGTCACGGTGGCCAACCTGCCCGACCTGGCAGCCGTGCGGAAGTGGGTCAACGTGCCCGCCTCCTATCTGCCGGACGAAGACCTCGGCCGCATGTTCTCCGCGGCCGTGGGGGTGGTAGCGGAAGCGTGCCGGGTCCCTCGTGGTGAGACCGGGGACCCGGCACCCACCGGGTGGCCGCCCGCGCTCGTGGAGGCCGTCCTCCGCCGGGTGCAGCGGTCCATCGCGGCCCGGAACCTGCCCCTCGGGTACATCGACCAGGCGAGCGAGTACGGCCCGGCGAAGATTCCGGCCTATGACGTCCTGATCGAGGAACTAGAGGGCCGCTACCGGCGGGTGGTGTTCGGGTGACTCCCCGCGAGCAGATCACCGCCCTCCTCGACGGTCTCGGCACCGTCGGGGGTCTGACGGTCACGGCGTACGCCGCCCAGCCCGACACGCCCCACCCGGGCGCCGCGTGGCCCGCGCTCCGTTCCATCGCACGCGACGGGACCCTCACCGCCCCGTTCGCCCGCGCCTACGACGTGTTCGTCGTCCTGCCCGGCACCTACGCCAGTTCGGCGGCCGACACCGCCGAGGCCGTGATCGAACACCTCGTGGACGCCCTCGAAGAGGTCGGCGAGTGGACCCAGCCCGCCGACGTGATCCAACTCCGCACCAGCAGCAACGCCGACACCGTCCCGGCGATCCGGGTGCGGATCACCCCCGACACAGACCAGTAAGCCACCGACCAGCCCGGAAGGAACCCCTCCCATGCCGCTCTCCAAGATGAAGGTCGGACCCGGCCGGTTCACCCTCTACGACGGGGCCGACGCGACCGGCACCCCGACCGATTTCTCCTGCCAACTCACCGCCACCACGGTCGCGTGGAGCGACGAGACCGGCGACCCCATCGACGTCCTCTGTGGTGAGGAGGAGCCCGGCGACACCACGTGGTCCGCGACGATCGCGGGGAGCATGTACCAGGACCCGGCGATCCTCCTGCCGTGGACGTGGGAGAACAAGGGCCGCACGTTCTTCTCCCGGTTCGTTCCCTCCGACGCCGCCGGGAAGATGGTCACGGGCCGGGTCACCGTCAAGCCGCTCGATTTCGGCGGGGACGTGAAGACCTCCGCGACGTCCGATTTCGAGTGGTCCTACGTCGGCGAGCCGCAGATCGAGAACGTCCCCGCCGACTACGTCCCGGTCCACGCCGCCGCCGAGCCCGCGATCGGCGAGGAACCCGCACCGTGACCGACGTCGAGGTCGTGGGCGCGAGCACCGCCGCCCGCACCATGCGCGCCGCCGCCGATGCCCTGGCGGACGGCGTGGACGGTGCGGACGACGACGCCGCACAGATCGTCGCCGGAGACGCCCGGTTCCGGGCCCCGCGACGGACCGGCGCCCTCGCCTCGACGGTGGACGCGCGAGGCCCGGTGGTGTCCGCCGGGTCCTCGACCGTCACCCACGCGTGGCCGGTCCATTCCGGTGTCCCGGCCCGCAACATCCCCGCCCGTCCGGTCATGACGGACGCCCGCAACGCCACCGAGCCCCGGTGGGTGGACGCCTTCCGCCGGCACGTCGTCCGCATCCTGTCCCGCATTCGAGGAGCCTGACCCATGCCGAAGATCAAGCGCCGCAACGCCGCCGTCGAACTCGCCGACGGGCGGGTGCTAGAGGTGCGAATCCTCAACCCCGACACGATCCGCTACGAGCAGACCGCGCACCGCAACGGGTGGCCCGGCATGACGGTGACCGACGGCGTCGCCACCCTCAACGACGCCACCCGTCGCCAGACGTTCGAGGCGTGGGCCGCGCTCCGCCGGACCGGGCAGTACGACGGCCCGTGGGAGCGGTTCGAGGCCACCGACTGCCTCGACGTGACGGTGGAGGAGGAGGACGTGGACCCTACCCGCCCGGAAGCCGATCCCGGCTCGTCGCCGAACTCGCATGGATCGGACGACGCCCCTTCCGAGAACTCGCCGACGCCGACGACGAGTTGATCGCGACCCTCCTCGACGTCGTCCAGGCGCAGGCCGACGCCTACGAGGAGGCCACCGACGACGCGGAGTACGTGACCGAACCGCCGACCAGGAACCGAAGGGAGGAATGACCGGCGTGGCCGCTACCGACATTCTGATCCGGGTCACCTCGGACGCCTCCCGCGCCCAGCGTGACCTCGACGCCGTCGCGTCCCGCATGTCCCGGTTCCAGTCGGCGGCCAAGCGGGCGATGGTCCCGGCGGCCGCGGTCGGTGCCGCGCTCGTCGGCGTCGGGAAGTACGCCGCCACCGCCGCCTCCGACCTCCAGCAGGCCCAAGGCGCCGTCGAGTCCGTGTTCGGCCGGTCCTCGGCCGCGGTGGAGAAGTACGCCTCGACGTCAGCGTCACGCCTCGGGGTGGCGAAGTCGGAGTACCTGAACTCCGCGGCCCTCATGGGCTCCGCGCTCCAGAACGCCGGGTTCAAGGCGTCGCAGGCCGCAGGCATGACGGACAAGGCGTTCACCCGGTCGGCCGACCTGGCCGCGACGTTCGGCGGCACCGCGGCCGACGCCATGGACGCGATCAACGCCGCCGTCTCCCGGGGCGAGTTCGACCCGCTGGAGAAGTACGCCGTATCGCTCAACATGACCGCGGTCAACGCCGAACTCGCGAAGCGGGGGCAGGACAAGTTGACCGGCGCGGCGCTGAAGAACGCCAAGGCCCAGATCGTCCTAGACGAGATTTACGCCCAGACCGCCAAGGTCCAGGGGCAGTTCGCCCGGGAGGCCAACACCGCCGCGGGTGCCCAGCAGCGCGCCGAGGCCGCGATGAAGGACGCGGCCGCCTCGCTCGGCGCGACCCTCCTCCCGGCCGTCGCGGCCGCGGCGACGAAGTTCGCACAACTCGCGCAGTGGGTCTCGAAGAACCGCGCGGTGGTGATCCCGCTCCTCGCGGTCCTCGCCGGGCTCGTGGTGACCGTGTTCGCCGTCAACGGCGCGATCGCCGCCTACGCCGCGAGCACCGCCGCCCTGACCGCCGTTCTCCGGGTGCAGGAGGGGCAGACCATCCGGCAGCGGATCGCGACCCTTGCGAGCGCCGCCGCGCAGAAGGCGGCCGCCGTCGCCTCCCGCGCGTGGGCGGCCGCGCAGTGGCTCCTCAACGCCGCCATGCGAGCGAACCCCATCGGCATCCTGATTACCGCGCTCACGCTCCTCGGCGTGGCCCTGGCGATCGCGTGGCGCAAGTCCTCCACGTTCCGGGCCGTCGTCACCGCCGGATTCACCGCCGTCAAGAACGTGGTCGCGAAGGTGATCCCGCCTATCCGGACCCTGATCGTCGCCGTCTTCAAGGGGATTGCGGCCTACTTCAAGACGATCCTGAAGGTCTACCGGGCCATGTTCACCACGGCGTGGAACGCGCTCCGCACCGTCACCCGGGCCGCGTTCGCCGTGATCCGGGTCGCGATCGTGAACCCCATCAAGTCCGCCCGCGACGGCGTCCGCTCCATCGTGGGGAACCTCCGCTCGGCGATCGTGTCCGCGTGGTCGGCTATCAAGTCGGTGACCCGCTCGGCGTTCCAGGGCGTGAAGTCTCTAGTCCTGTCCCCGCTCGACTCCGTCGTGTCCGCGGTCCGCGCGATCCCGGGCAAGATCACCTCTCTCGGCGGGGCGTTCGCCTCGGCCGGGCGGTCCATCATCAACGCCCTGATCAACGGCCTCCGCAGTTCGGGGTCGCTGGCCTCCGATATCGCGGGCAACGTGTGGCAGGCCGTGCGGGGGATGCTCAACTCCGCGATCGGTCGTATCAACGCCGCCCTGACGTTCACGATCCCCGGCCCGGGCCCGCTCCCGTCGGTGCACGTGAACCCGCCCGATATCCCGTACCTCGCGTCGGGTGGCATCGTCACCGGCCCGACGCTGGCCGTGGTCGGTGACAACCCCGGCGGCCGCGAGGCGATCATCCCCCTCAACAAGTACGACCTCGGCGGGGGCGGGACGACGGTCGTGGAGGTCTACCTCGACGGGAAGTTGATCGACCGCAAGGTGGACCGCGCGGTCGGGCGGCAGGCTCGCCGGATCGTGACGCGGGGGGTCGCCTGACATGCCCACGAACCTCGTCACGAACCCCTCGTTTGAGGTCAACACCAACGGCTGGACGTCGGCATTCGGGGGCACGACTCTGGCACGGGTCGCCGAGACCGCCACGGGCCGCGCAGGCGGCTACGCCGCAGATATCGCGCTCAACGGGACCACGACCCCGCCGGGTGGCACGGGGGGCGGATTGCTCAGGTCCCCTACGGGCGTCCAAGGGATGCCCGTGGGCGAAGGCCGCACGGTGTCCGCGATGGGCCGGACACGCCGGACCAACAGCAACCCTCCGACGTCGGTGCGGTTCCTCCTCCAGGCGTTCAACGCCAGCGGCGCGTTCCTCATGTCGTTCGCCTCCGCCGTCGTGCCCACCACGGGCGGGTACAACGAAGGCCGAATCCTCGGCGCCGTCACCCCGCCGGGCACCGCCTACGTCTGCCTCAACTGGTATCGCGACACCAGCGACGACGGCACCGCATGGTTGGCGGCGGGATCGGGGTCGCTCCGGTTCGACGCCCACATGCTCGTGGAGGGCGACACCCTCCCGCCCTATTTCGACGGCGACACCCCCGACGACGACCAGTACGTCCACGAGTGGACCGGCACCCCCCACGCCTCCACCTCGACCCGCGACTACGTTCCGCGGCTCGTCGCCGAGGTCCAGGACACCGAACCGCCGCGCGTGCAGATCACCCTCCAGCGGCTCCCCCTCGACGGGACCACCGTCACCCTGTGGCGCGAGGTCGAGGGCGAGAGGACCCCCGTCCGCGGCTACCTCAACGTCACCCCCACCAGCGCCGCCACCGTCGTGTGGGACCTCGGCGCCCCGTTCGGTGTGGAGGTCTCCTACGTCCTCACCCGCTACCACCCTGACGGCACCGTCACCGAGACCACCGTCGGCCCCGTGTTCCTGACCGCTGGCCTGCCGTGGATTAGTCACCCGATCACCGGGCAGGGCGTGGCCGTCACCATCGCCGAGTGGCCCGAGTACGAATACGCCGCCCGGCAGACCGTCGTCCCGGTCGCAGGCCGCCCCACCCCGATCGTCGTCTCCGACGTACGGCTCGCGGCCACCAGCGAACTCACCGTCCTCACCCGCACCCGCGACGAGTTGCTGGCTCTCCGCGAACTCCTCGCCTCCGGCGACGTACTCCAGGTCCGCCCCGTCTGCGACGCCGTCGAGCCCGACTACATCGCCGTCGGCGACGTGGTCGAGGCCCGCGTCAAGCCCTCCGGCCGCTCCAGCGACCCCAGGCCCGCCGGGCAGGACTGGCGCCGCCGCGTGACCATGGCCGTCCAGGCCGTCGAGCAGCCCGCCCCCACCATCGCGGCCGTCTCCGACACCCTCGCCGACCTCAACACCTACGCGCCGACCACCCTGGCCGACCTCTCGACCACGTTCGGCCCCGGCGCGACCCTCCTCACCATCGCCCAGACCCCGCTCACCGGGGCGGCCTGACCATGCGCGCCGTCTCCGACACCCTCGCAGGGATGCTCACCGGCTCCCGATCGGTGGCCTCCTACCTCTCCGCGTACTACGACGGCGTCCCCGTCATGGACGAAGTCCCCATCACCGACGGGGCCCTCGAAACCGACACCGACCAGGAGGTCCCCGGCGTCCTCTCCGCGTCGGTGCCGCGCCACGTCACCGACCGCGACGGCAAGCAGTGGGACCTCCTCCCCACCACCGCCGACGCGCCCCTGGCCGCCGAGGGGACCCGGCTCGCCGTGACCTACACCGTGAGCACCGGCCGCAGCCGCGAGGCCGTCGGCCTCGGGTGGTACCGCGTCCAGGAGTGGGCCGCGGGCGACGGCGTTATCGAGGTCACCGCGACCAGCCTCGAAGCCGTCGTGCAGGAGGCCCGGTTCCTCGACCCCGGCACCATCCCCGCGGGGACCACGTTCCCCGACGCCGCCCGGTTCCTCGTCGGCGGACTCCTGCCCCTGACGGTGACCGCACCCAACCGCACCCCGACCGGCGGCCGCGCGTACGAGGACGACCGCCTCGCGACCCTCCGCGACCTCGTCACCGCGTGGCCCGCCCGCGTGTTCGTGGACGACTCCGGGACCCTCGTCGTCGCCCCACCGCACAACGACGACACCGACCCGATCGTCGCGACCCTCACCGACGGCGAGAACGGCACCGTCGTCCAGGCCCCCCGGGCCGGGTCCCGCGACGGGCTCTACAACGCGGTCAAGGCGTCCGGCGAAGCCGACGGCGACGTCGCCCCCGTCTCCGCCGTCGAGTACGTCCGCGAGGGCCCCCGCCGGTGGAACGGTCCCCACGGCAACGTCCCGTACTTCTACTCCTCGCCCCTGTTGACCACGGTCGCCGAGGCCCGCGCCGCCGCACGGACCCGCCTCGCGTCCCTCCAGCACGTCGCCGACGCCGTCGAGATTGAAGCCGCACCGGACCCGCGGCTCCAGACCGGTGACCTGATCGGCCTCCGGCAGCGCAACCGGACCCGCACGGTCCGAATCGACGCCACCGCGCTCCCACTCACGGCCGAGGGCGGAACCATGACGATCCGCGGCCACGAGGTGGTCCGGTGATCGACCTAGCCTCCGCGCTCGCCCAGCGCGACGCCCGCACCCCCGCCCCCATCCTCCTCGGGTGGGTCACCGCCTCGACCTCGGCGGCCGTCACCGTCAAGTTCGCCGACGGCACCACCGCCACCGTGCCCAAGGTCCGCTCCTACACCTCGCCGACGCCCGACGACGTCGTGATCGTCCTCCGCCACGGCGGCCGGTTCTACTGCCTCGGCGCCCTCAACGCCGCCCCCGTCGCCCAGCCCGCGCCCCAGCCCGAGGACCAGCCGCCCCCGGCGCCCTCCGAGCACGCCCAGACGTTCCGGCCCACGTTCACCGGCACCTGGCGCGGCGGCTGGCTCGGCACCACCGACGACCTCTACCAGGGCGCCACGGGCGGCGGCTCCCGCAACTACGGCGCCGCGTACTACGGCAACGGCCCGTCCGGGCTCGCCGGGACCGCCGTGTCCGGGTCGCTCCGAATCCGCCGCGCGTACGGCACTGGACCCAACGCCGCGCGAACGCCGACGCTCCGCGCCCTGACCGAGAAGACCAGGCCCAACGCCCAGCCCGCCTACTCCCTCCAGATCGCCGGACCGGCGTTGAAGCCGGGCGAGGCCGCAACCGTGGCACTCCCCGTCGGATGGGTGGTCGCGCTCCTGTCCGGCACCGTCGGCGGGATCGGTGTCGGCGTCGAGGCGGCAGACCCCTACCTCCGGCTCGACGGCCGAGCCGCGTGGGCCGCGTCCATGGAACTCACGATCCGCTACCGAAAGGCGGCCTAACCATGCCCACCACCGCCCGAGGAATCATCTACCCCGACAGCAGCGGCCACACCCGCCTGTGGGAACACCTCCAAGACCTCGCCACCACGACCGACGACGCGATCCAGCGAAGCGGCCGCCTGATCGGCGAAATGGTGCTCTGGCCCGCCGCCGCGATCCCCACGCACTGGCTCCTGTGCGACGGCGCCGCGATCCCCGCGCAGTACGTGGCCCTGATCAACCTCATTGGGCCCAACACCCCGGACATGCGCGACCGGGTGCCCGTGGGCGCCGCGGCGAGCAAGGCCCTCGGCTCGGCGGGCGGCGCGGCCACCCGCGTCCTCCTGCCCGAGAACCTTCCCCCGCACGCGCACACCATCAACCACAACCACGCCAACCGCGTCGCCGACGGCACCGGCGCGCGCCCCGCCTACGCCCCCCGAGCCACCGACAACGGCACCTCGGACGCCGGAAACACCGTGATCGCCCACAACGGCAACAGCGGCAACGGCCCCGGCACCTCCACCCCGGTCAACGTGCAGAACCCCTACCGCGCCCTGAACTACATCATCCGGGCGACGTTCTGACCCACCACCACGAGAAGGGAAGCCCCATGACCGAGCAGCAGCCCGACACCATCCCGGCCGACGAGGCCGACGCCGTCGAGCCCACCGCCGACGCCCCCAACCCCTACACCGACCCCGAGTTCGACGGCGTCCAGGACGACGCCTTCACCGACGAGGAGGAGTGACCCATGGTCGCCACCACCGACACCGCCGCGCAGTTCCTCATCCGGCAGCACCAGACCGGGTCCCGGTCCTGGCGCGCCATGTGCCTGTCCCTCCAGCGGCAGGCCCGCGGCCTCCCCGCCGTCTACCCCTCCGCGCTCACCGCCGCCAAGGCCACGCCGGAGAAGCACCGGGTCTACAAGGTCGCCGACCTCCGCCGCGGGATGATCGCCTACTCCGACGACCCCAACGACGGCAACCCGTACGGGCACATCTACTTCATCGCCGGATGGAAGGAAGGCAGCGACCGCACCGACCCCGCCGACTGCCTGACGTGGTCCAACGACGTCGTCCACTCCGGCGGCGTGGACCTCGTCCCCCTCTCGTTCTACCGGTCCCGGTGGGGCGACGGGTTCCAGTTCGGCGCGACCTGGCTCAACGGCTACGAACTCCCCGAGTTCAACCAGCCCGCCGGGAAGACCTCCCGCGCGAAGCCCAAGCCCGCGCCCGGCCGCGCCACCCTCGGCGACAACTACGCCGCCGCGATCGAGGACGTGGAGAAGGCCCTCCGGCACCACCGCAAGGCCAACCACCCGCGCCTCGTCAAGGCCCTCGAACGCGACCTCCGCCGCATGCGCACCCGCTACGCGAAGTGGAAGGCGTGACGTGACCGAGGAGCAGCCGAGCACGACGAAGGGCGGAGGTGGCGCCGGGCTCCCGCCGTGGATGAACGCGCTCGCCGCGCTCGTCGTCCTCGGCCTCCTCGTCTACTCCGTCGTCGTCCTCGGCACCGAGGGCGTCGGGCTCACCACCGTCCTCGGCGGCATGGTCGCCGGACTGTTCGGCCTCAACAAGTTCATCAAGGGAGGCGAGTAGCCGATGCCCTGGCCGCTCCTGATCCTGACCCACCTAGCAGCGGGCGCCGCGGGCGCCGTCGCGACCTGGCTCGTGTTCGTCCGCCCCATCGCCCGCCGCGTAGTCCCCGAGGCCGCAGAGGAGCCCGTCATGACGAAGGAAACCGCCCGCAAGATCACCGGCACCCCCACGATCATGATCGTCCTCGCCGTCGTGATCGTCGCCCTCGGCGCCCAGACCCTCATCGCCCAGCGCGAGGCCGACCAGCAGTCCGACGAACGCGCCCGCACCTTGCGGTGCCTCGGCACGTGGGCGACCGACTTCTCCCACGCCCTCGACGTGCGGATCACCTCCTCCGGCAAGGTCTCCCGCGCCCAGGCCGACCGCGAACAGGCCGTCGACGCCGTCCTACTCGAAGTGCTCCGCGGCCTCCGGCGCGGCGGCAACATCGACCCCAACCGCCTCCGCGACCGAATCGCCGCATTCGACGCCGCCCGCCGGGACCTCGCCGCCGCCCGCCGCTCCTCCGCGGCCACCACGGCCGCCAACCACTACCCGGACCCGCCCTCGGCGTGCGTCCCCTAGATGCCGCGGCCGCGTCGTGATTCAGGCTCCCGACGCGGCCGCGGTCCCACCCACCGGAAGGACCGAACGATGAACCCCACCATTTCCCCCACCAGCCGGACCCACGTCCTCGTGGGCGCGATCCTCGCCGGGCTCCAGATTCTCAACGGCGGCGCCGCCCTCGGCGACGTGATCGGCGCCCAGGCGTTCGGCCTGTTCGCGCTCCTCGTCGCCGCGTTCCAGGCGGGCTGGCAGTTCTACACCAGCGCCACCAGCGTCCCCACAAACGCCGTCGCCGCCGTCACCCTCCCGAAGACCGGCGAGGTCGTAGCCGGACCCGCCGCCGTCGCCCCCGACGGGACCCCCGTCAACGTCCAGGAGGTCGAGACCCCGTGAGAATGCACTACGTCACCTTCAACGCGTGGGTCGGACAGACCCCCGAACGGCTCACCCGGAACCTCCTCGCCCTCGTCGTGTTCCTCCGCAAGCCCCACGGCGTGTTCCTCCAGGAAGTGAAGCGGCTCCGCCGCGCCCCGCGCGGCTACACCCTCGTCCAGGCCCGCGAAGGCGACGAACGGCGATCCTCGGCCCTCCTCGTCCGCAACGACGGCACCGTCCGAGACCACCAGTTCGTCCAGGTCCCCCGAGGCGAGTGGGAGTGGAACGGCAACGCCCGAACCCCCCGGACGTTCGTCCGCGCCACCGTCCAGTTCGGCGACCACGTCGAGGAGTGGATCGCCGTCCACCGCATCCCCAAGGGCCCGAACCCGAACATCGCGAAGAACCGCGCCGGGTGGGCCGCCGAGCACACCGCGCTCGTGGGGTGGGTCCGGCAGACCCTCGCCCGCCACCCCGGCCGCCGCGTCGTGATCGGCGGCGATTGGAACTCACCCCCCGGCCACATGCCCAGCCACCCCGCCTCCATCCAGCGGTTGGCGAAGGCGATCGGCGCCCGGGTGTGGCTCCGTCACATCGACGGATTCCTGATCGTCAACGGCCCCGCCCCCGACCGGGTCCGGGTGCGGAAGTTGCTCGGCAAGTACGGGTCCGACGGGCACCGGCCGGTGTCGCTCCGGGCGCGGGCGTGAGACTGGCGGACTAACCGGGTCACTCAGACGAGTTGCACGTGCAACGCGGCGTGATACGAAACCCCGGTTTTCGCGTTGCACGATGGGGTGTTACGGGGTGTCATGGCCTAGTATGTGGCACGTGGTCAGGCGTAAACCCCGCCTGACCAGGCACGTCCCCAGCATTGACACGGAAGAGGTCGCTGGTTCAAACCCAGCATCGCCCACGAGAGTTTCCGCAGGTCAGGCCGCATATCGGCCGGGCCGAGGAAGCCTCACCGAGACCGGCGTGAGACGACGTGATACGCCCCGCGTATCAAATCGGCGCCGGACCCGGTTCCGGGTTGCCGTGGGACGTGACTCAGGAAACGGGTCACTCGAAAGGTCTCACCATGCCCAACAACCCACCCACCACCACGCACCCCGTCGAGGAGTGCGCCTCGCTCGCCGAGGACACGGTCCAGAACGCCGAGCAGCACGCCACCACCTACAACCCGCCCAAGGCCCGCACGAAGCCACGGCCCGGGTTCGCCGCCTACGCCGCGAAGGTGGACCCAAGGGTCCTCGCCGAGGCGAAGCGGCTCGCCAAGGGCGACGCCTCCCGGCTCGTGATCCACGACGCCGAGACCGTGACCGTGGGCAACCCTCGTCACGACGAGTCCATCGCGCTAACCCGAGCACGCCGGGCGCAGCGCAACGCCTTGCGGAAGCGGAGGGCGTGACCATGGCGTACACCTCTCGACAACTCCCGTCCGGCACCTGGCGGGCCGGGTTCCGCCACCCCGTGACCGGCAGGCACGTGTGGGCGACGAAGGACGAGCACGGCCGGAAGTTCGCCTACGAGTGGGAGGCGGATGCTTGGGCCGTCACCGCCGAGGAGCGCGCCCAGCGCGCCGCCTCGGACCCCGACGCCCCCGCCACCGTTGTAAGTGCCCCGGCGCCGACACCCCCCAAGTGGATCGGGCAGACCGTCGGCGAGTACGGCGAGGCGTACCTCGCCCGCCGGGCCGGGCACGTGGAGCGCGCGACCCGCGACAAGTACGCCGCGCACCTGTCCGGGCTCGCCGTCCGGGTCTCCGAGGACGCGGCGCCTCCGGCCGAGGTGCCCATGGGGCTCCTCACCAAGACCGCGGTCGAGCAGTGGGTCACCGACTCCACCGCCGCCGGGGTGGGGCGGCCGTCCATCAACGGCCGGTTGCGGTTCCTCCGGCAGGTCTACGCCGACCTCCTCGACGCCGACGACCTCCCGGCCGAGGCCGCGGTGCTCCGCGACCCCACGCGGGGGATCAAGTACCTCACCGAGGACCAGGACCCCGACTACGTCCTGACCGACGCCGAGGAGGTGGAGTTCCTGGCCGCGGCCGCCGAGCGGTCGCCGCAGTTGGCGACCGCGGCCCTCGTCGCGCTCTACGCCGGGCTCCGGTGGCAGGAGGTCTACGCCCTCCGCGCGTCGGCCGTGGACGGGGACTACCTCGTGGTCTCGCACGTGATCGAGCGGGGCCGGGTCGAGTTGCGGGCGTTCACGAAGGGCAAGAAACCCCGCGTCGTACCGATGCCCGGCCACCTCCGCGAGGCCCTGGCGCCGTTCGTGAAGGCGGCCCGGAAGCGGGGCCCGGACGCGCTCCTGTTCCCCGCCCAGGGCGACCCCGGCCGGGTGCGGCGGGACCGTCGTGACGACCTGTTGGCGGGTCGGATCGCGTGGGGATACTCCAACCACCGCAAGCGGGAATGGCTCCCGGTCCTGTTCGCGATCGACGCCGCCCGGGAGGAGTTCACCGACACCGGCCGGACCCGTCGGGACGGGTCGCCGATCCTCCAGCGGCGGCTCGTGGACCCGGCGTACGGGTTCCACGCGCTCCGGCACACCTACGGGTCGCGGTTGGCCGCGGAGGGTGGGGCCCGGTCGGAGATTGCGCGTCTCATGGGTCACGCCGACGAGCGGACCACCGGCCGCTATATCCACGCGGGGGACGACGGCCGCCGCCTGTCGCTCGTGGAGGGCGCCCTCGGGAAGCGGCAGCGCGGCGGCGCGGTCGAGGACGTCGCGTGACGGCGCCGGAGTGGAGGCCGGGCCGTTGGTGGCGCGTGATCGCCCCCGACGGGTCGGTGTGGTGTGAGTCCAGCAGCGAGGCGGAGAACCGCGAGGCCATGCGCCCAGGCGATCGGCTAGAACGCTCGTGGGTCCTCTCGGCCGAGGAGTGGCGCCCCGTCGAGCCGGACGACGAGTAGCCCGAGCAGGAAGAGACCCCCGGGACCACCACGGTCCCGGGGGTCTCGTCGTCTAGTCACCAGTCGTCGGGGTGGACGCCCTCCAGGCCGAGGAGGTCAATCAGGATCCGCCGGTCCCGGTAGTCAAGGCCCCGAATCGCTCGCCCCATCCGCACGAGCAGGTCGGGATCGTCTCCGTCGTAACCGGGGAGGCGTGCGTCCCAGGCGAGCGCGGAGACGAGCAGCGACCGGCCGACCGGGTCGAGGGCGTCCGCGATGTTGCGGAGGAGGGGGCCGTCGGGGAGTTGGCGGCGTCGGCGGTGGTGGCGCAGTTTCTCGGCGAGGTTCGGTTCGCCGATCGCGCGCCCCAGGTCGGAGATTGACCTGTGGCGGGAGTGTTCGCGCACTAGGTCGGTGAAGCGCCCCTCGGCGTTGCGTCCCATTGGTCGTTCTCCCGTTTCCCCGCACGCGTTGTTGGTATCGGGGCCGGTTCCCCCGAACTAGTCCCGGCGGGACGGTAGCGGCTCGGCGTGTCGCATGTCCCGGCATGTCTCACCATGACCTACGGTGTCCCACTTTTCGACGGATTACCCCGGATTCCTTGACACGTAACGGGGTGCCACGGGTTGTCTAGTCCTGTCACGTCCCACGGTGACCCACCCCACAACCCACCCCCAACCACGAAGGCTCCGCCATGCCCGTAACCCTCGAAGACCTCGGCGACGCCCTCACCATCGCCGAGGCCGCCGACGTCCTCCACCGCGACCCCAAGACCGTCCGCCGGTGGGTCCGCGACGGCGACCTCGACGCGATCCGCGTCGGCGCCGGACCCCGCGGCGAACTCCGCATCACCCGCCGCGCCCTGACCGCCTACCTCAACCGCAAGCACGAGACGAACGGCAAGTCCGCATGACCGCGACGGCCACCCAGCCCCACGCCTCCGCCGTGCACGTGGTCTCCGAGGCCCAGCGGATCACCGCCGCCCTGGCGCCCCGCCACAACCGCACCGGCGCCGGGTGGCGGCACGTGATCCTCGCCGAGCAGGTCGCCACCCGGTGCGGCCGCGACGCCCTCGCCGACCTCGTCGCCGCCGTCGAGGCCCAGGCCGCCAACCGCCCGTCGTGACCATGCCCGAGCCCGAGGCACCGCACCGGCTCGGCGCCCAGGAGTTCGCGAGGGCCGCGGGGATCACCTACCGCCAACTCGACTTCTGGACGCGCGGCGCGTTGATCGCGTCCACCCGCGACCGCGTCGGGTCCGGCTACCCCCGCTCCTACGACCCGGCCGAGGTCCCCGTCGCGCGCCTCATGGGGCAACTCGTCGCCGCTGGCCTGTTCAACCGCGACGCCCGCCTCGCACACGAGTACGCGCGCCGCCTCCACCGCGACGGCCGCGCCGACGTCGCGCTCTCACCCACCGACCGCCTGATCGTCACGAAGGTCTCCGCCGCATGACCACCACCGCCGCCGCGTTCTTACGCCTCGCCGCCCTCGCGTGTCTCGCCGTCTGGCTCGCCCACTTAGCCCACCCCCCGAGGACTCACCATGCCCAACACCACGCCCAGGCTCCGCCGCCACGACTGGAATATCGGCGGCAAGCGCACCCACTCCTACACCCTCGATTGCACCTGTCCCCGCTACTCCTCCGGCGACCCGCACAAGGTCCCCGGGGTGACCACGATCCTCAACGCGCTCCCCGGACCCCCTCCGGCGTGGGGCGCGAAAATGGCCGCCGAGTACGTCCTCAACGAGTGGGACACCCTCGCCGAGCGGCCGATCACCGAGCGGCTAGAACTCATCGCCGGGGCCCCGGACCGGCACCGCGACGCGGCAGCGAACCGCGGCACCGAGATTCACACGTACGGCGAACACCTCGTGAAGGGCGACCCGGTCGAGGTCCCCGAAGAACTCCGCGGCCCGGTCGAGGCGTACGCCCGGTTCATCGACCTGTGGCAGATCGAGCCGGTGGCCGTCGAGACCCCGCTCGCGCTCACCCCGGACGCAGCCCAGGAGTACGGCATCGGGCGCCTGACGTTCGCGGGGACGGCGGACCTGTGGGCGCGGATCGGTGTCCGTGACAACGCCTACGCGCTCGTGGACTTGAAGTCGGGGAACACGGTCCCCGGGAAGACCGCGCTCCAGTTGGCCGGGTATCGGTTCGCCGACCTGTGGCAGCCGGACGGCCCGGCGTCGGAGACCACCGACAAGCCCGACGTGGACCTCGTCTACGTCGCGCACATCGGGACCGACGACGTCCGCATGCTCCCCGTGATCGCGGGGCCGCGGGAGTTGCGGTTCCTGGCCTACATCCGGCAGTCCATGCGGTGGATGGAACAGCACGACTGGTTCAACCGGAAGCGCGGGCCGGAGCCGCTTGTGGGCGAGGCCGAGACCCCCCAGGGGGTGACGGCGTGAACCTCACGACCGCCGAGCGGGACGACCTGGCCGCGGCCGAGGCCGTGATCGAGCGGGGTCTCCAGACGTTCGTAGAGGTCGGCGAAGCCCTCGCACGGGTCCGGGATGCCCGGTTGTACCGGGCGACGCACGAGACGTTCGAGGCGTACTGCCGCGACCGTTGGAACCTCCAGCGGACCCGCGCGTACGAACTCATCGAAGCATCCGCGACGGTTGCCGCCGTGTCGGAACTTTCCGACACCGTCCCGACCAATGAAGCCCAGGCGAAGGCCCTCCGAGGTCTCCCGCCGGAGGAGGCCGCCGCGACCATGCGGAAGGCCCACGAGGACACCGACGGGAAACCCACCGCCGCCGCGATCCGGAAGGCCCGCCACTTGTCCAGCGTCCCCAACGCCGACACCGCCCCGACTCTCACTCCCTCCGGGATCGAAGTCCCCAACGGCGACGACCCCCACGAGTACGAGTCCGACTGCCACGTAGACCCCTCCGGCGGCGTCAACGAACTCCGGGACCTCCTCCGCGGATGGGACAAGTTCCTCCGCAACTACTACGCCAACCCCTCCGCCTCCCACCTCGACGCGCTCGCCGACTGGCTCGACAAGCAGCAGCGCAAGACCACCCGCGCCCGAAGGAAGACCGCATGACCACCACCCCTACCACCGCCACGTACGAGACGTACGCCTGCATGGCCGCCGACAACGACAACCGCCGCGACCCCGGCCGGTGTGTCGTCGCCAACCACATTCGCGACCTGTACCCGTGGGCCAAACACGTCACGGTCGGAAAGAAGACCATCAAGGTCTACGACTACCGGTGCGAGCACAACCCGACCGGGCAGATCGGCAAGTGCGACCTCTGCCCCGGTCGTGCTCTCAGGTTCGCGACCGCTCTCCCCCTCGCCAAGGCAATCACCGAGTACGACCGAGGAGGGGACCCCGTGTTCCCCCGCGTGCAACTCCGCGAAGACGAGGCCGAGATTCTGCCCGCCACTCAGGACAAGGTCCGGAAGCGCGAGGCCATGCGCGAGTACCACCGCCGCGTCCAGTCCGGGGAGCACGTCCCCAACAAGCGGTCCGCGAAGGCCAAGGCCCGCATCAAGTCCAACCGGCGCAAGGGGTGACCCTCCGCCGTGACGACTGTTCTTGACCGGCTCGACCGGCACATCCACCGCTGCGACGAATGCGGGACGTGGGTCTACGCCGACCAGCCGTGCACGACCTGCCAGACCACCACCGACGACCAGGCCGAGGAGGCCGACCAGTGACCGAGCCGACCAACGAACTCGCCGTCCGCTACGACGACCAGGCGCCGGAGGTCTACCAGCCCGCCGCCCCGGCGAAGACCGACACCGACTCATGGATCGAGGTCGCCCGGCCGATCATCCACCTAGCCGACCAGATCGCGAACACCGAGTTCGTGCCGAAGGCCCTCCGCGACAACCCGGCCGCCGTCGCCGCCGCCATGCTCTACGGCCGCGAGGTCGGGCTCCCGCCGTTGACGGCGCTCAACCAGACCCACGTGATCGAGGGGAAGCCCGCCCTCTCCGCCGAGGCCATGCGCGGCCTCGTCCTCGGCGCCGGACACCAGATCGAGGTCACCGAGACCACCGGCGCCGTGTGCACCATGCGGGGCCGTCGCCGCGACTCCGGCGTGTGGACCACCGTCCGGTGGACTATCGACATGGCCCGCGCGGCCGGGATCGCGTCCAAGGCCGTGTGGAAGTCCTACCCGCGCGCGATGCTCCAGGCCCGCGCGACCGCGGAACTCTGCCGTCTCGTGTTCCCCGACGTGATCCACGGGTTTGTGGCGGTCGAGGAGTTCGACGGCGACGAGGCCCGCGGCGAGGGCGGCGGGAAGTCCACGGTCCAGCGGAAGCGATCGACGGGCCGGAAGACGGCGCCCCAGCGGCAGCCGGAGTCCGCGCCGGAGCCCGCGGCGATCGACGGGCCGCCGCTCCCGGACGAGGGCCCCACCGAGACGACCCCGGCACCGGGTGCCACCGCCGAGGGTCACGACGGGGAGGAGTCGGCCCGCTCTGGTCTCTCCGGCTCCTCCCCGTCCCCAGACCCCTCCCCGGCGCCGGGTGTTGGCGCCCCCGCCGAGCCTCACGACGCCGTCGCGACCCCGGCCGACGAGGCGAGCGCCGGGGAGGACCGGCCCGACAACCGGAAGGCGACCCGGGCCCAGCAACGGATGTTGTTCGCCGGGCTCAACCGGCTAGGCGTCCCCGAGGACGACGACGGCGCCGAGCGGCGCCGGATCGCGGGCCGGTTGCTCGGCCGTGACGTCGAGTCGTTCGCCGACCTGACCCGGACCGAGGTCACGGCCCTGATCGACACGTTGGCGAAGTTCGCCGATCGGGAGGCCCTGTGGCAGTTCCTCGACAACCTCGACCAGCCCACCCTCGACGGCGAGGACGGCGACCAGTGACCGGCCGCCTCGACCCGAACGAACTCGACGGCGAGCCCCGCGACCGTGCCCTCGCGCTCCACGCCGCCCGGGACGCCCTCTACCCGTCCGTGCGCGCCGACTGGAATCCCAGCGTCGCCGAACTCCTGCTCGGGCTCGTGGACCTCGCCGAGTACGTCCGCACCGGCCACCCGGCCGAGGAGGGCGACCAGTGACCCACCGTTGCACCGAATGTCCCGACGGGTGCCCCGACCACCGTCACCCCCTGACCCAGCAACAACCCACCCCCACCAGGAAGGAAAGCCCGCATGTCCGCAGTAGTGAAGTTGTCCGCCAAGATGCCCGGCGACCCCGAAACCAACGGCGTTGACTCGCTCGCCGACACCCTCGTCCGCGAGGCCGAAGACGGCGACACCCCCCTCCGCGTCGCCGTCGTGTGGTTCGACGTCTCCAAGGTCACCCTCGACACCGACTCCGGCGAGTACGTCCCAACCATCCGCGTTCGCCGGGTCGAGCCCGTCGGGTTGCTCGGCGACGTAGACCCCGGGATCCGCGACGCCGTCCAGGCCGCCGTCGAGAAGCGCACCGGCCGGAAGCCGATCCCGTTCTCCATCGTGGAGGTAGACGAGGACGGCGCGTACGGCGACCCGGCCCAACTCACGATCGAGGACGGCGTCGAGGCCGTGGGCCCGCGGCTCGCCGACGAGGTCGAGGAGGGCGACCAGTGACCGCCGACGACGCCCTCCCCCTGACCCCCTACGCCGGGACCTCCGGCTGGTCCGGCACCGACACCAGCCGCGACCGCGCCGCCCGCGAAGACACTGACGGCACCACCAGCCACCGGCAACGCGCCACCCTGACCGCGCTCCGCGACGTCGGCCGCGACGGCTACACCTGGCGCGAGTTGGCGGCCACCCTCGGGTGGCACCACGGGCAGGCGTCCGGCGCGCTCTCCACCCTCCACAAGGAAGGCCGGATCGTGCGCCTGACCGAGAAGCGCGACAGGTGCCGGGTCTACGTCCACCCCGCCCACCAGGACGGCCGCGACGCCGACACCTACCAGCCTCGACCCTCGGCCGTCGCGACCCAGGAGGACGCCGTCGCCGTCGTACGCGACGCGCTCCTCGCCGCCCTCGAAGCCCTCGACAACACCCAGGAGTCCGCATGATCGACACCACCGACCGCCACCCCTCAACCCAGCAGGTCGCCCGGTGGTTCACCTCCGACCACTACGGCGCCAACCATCCCGGGCTCGCCGTCGCGCTCTCGTGCGAAGACCTCGCCGCCCGCCTGATCGACAACCTCCCCGACGGGCCCGAGTTGACCGCCGGGCTCCGGCACCTCCTCGAAGCCAAGGACGCGTTCGTCCGTGCCGCCGTCGCCAACGCCCAGGAGGCCGACCAGTGACCAGGATTACCGACCGGCTCGTCGTCCAACTCGCCGACGACGTCGTCGTGGTGATGGACGAGACCACCGGCGCCGAGGTGACGTTCCCCCTCACCGTCGCGCCGGGTGTCGCGCGCACCCTCGACTACTTCACCGAAGTGGGGAGGGCCGACCAGTGAGCCGCTACCGCTCCGACATCGTCCTCGGCGAGGAGTACCGGGAGAAGTCCACCGGCCTCGTCGGCAAGGCCGTGGCCGTCGCGTTCTTTGAACACGCCTGCGAGCGCGTCACCCTCCGCTACCTCCACGACGGCGACGTCAAGGAGGCCGGGTTCGACGCTCCCGAGGTCGAGGCCGTGAAGACCGGCCGGACCCCGGCGCAGGCCAAGCCCGGCGGCCCCGCCCGCAACGACGGACGCCGCGGGGTGATCACCCGGTGACCGGCGAGACGTACACCTACGGGCCGGGCGTCGCCATGACGCCCGAGCAGACCCGACGCGCCATGTGCCTCGCCGCCGCCCTCGCCCTCCTGTCCGGCCGCTCCGTCCACGTCGGCACCGTCCGGGAGGTCGCGCGGTGGCTCTACACCGGAGAGGAGGCCGACGTCCAGTGAAGACGATCCCGGCGTGGTGCCCCGCGTGCGGCGAAGAGGTGACGGTCGGGGTCCGGGTCACCGCCCTGATACCCGACGGCCTCGGCTACCTCACGCCCCAAGTCACGACCCGACGAACCGCCCACCGATGCACCCCCGACCCGTGGTCCGTCCCCGAGGAGGCCGACCAGTGACCGGAGCCCACTATGAAGCCGAAATCGAACGCGAAGGCGTCGCCGTCCGGGTCGCCATTGACGTCACCCGGGACGCCTACCACGACGACGCCGACGAGACCGCCGAAGCCCTCGGCAGCGACGCCGCGCGAATCCTCGGCCGCTACCTCCGCAACCGCACCGCCGCCCGTAACGCCCGCGACGCCCCGTTCTAGGAACCGACGACATGATGACACCCCGCTACTACGGCCCCCACGGGAACCCCATCACCCTCGACCAGTGGACCACCCTCCGCGAAGGCACCACGTGGGAACGCGAACGCCTCCGCTCCACCGTCGGCGACGTCGAGGTCTCCACCGTCTGGCTCGGCCTCAACCACCAGTGGGGAGACGGCCCGCCCCTCATCTTTGAAACCATGGTGTTCGGCGGCAACCTCGACCAGGAACAGAGCCGCTACTCCACCCGCGACCAGGCCCACACCGGCCACGAGCAGACCGTCGCCCGCGTCCGCCAAGAGGCCGACGAGTTCGCCGCCCTTGCCGCCGACGAAGACGTCCGCGAAGCCGTGGCCCTCGTCCGGTCCGCCCTCACCGCACACGCCGACGCGTACGGGATCGAAGACCCCGACCTCGGCGCCCTGTTCGACGCGCTCACCCGGAAGGCCACCACCCCGTGAACCCCGACGACCTCTCACCCCTCGCCGACGCCGAAGCCGACCAGATCGCCGCCACCCTCCGCGACCTCACCCCCGGCCAACGCCTCGGACTCATCCGCGCCTGCCTCGTCCGACTCTCCAACCGTGGCCTCGCGCTCGCCGAGAACGGACACCCCACCATGGGCGGCTCCATCGTCGCGCTAGCCGGAATCGCCGGACAGGCCACCGACGACCTCCTCCCCACCGTCGGCGAGTTCCAGAACGCCGACCACGTCCTCGCCGCGTACGCCGACGCCGCACGCCGCGTCCGGACCGCCGCCCGCCACCACGAGGAGCGCGACCAGTGAAGACCATCCACAAGCACCACCTCCCCACTCGCAAAACCGACGTCGAATCCCACCAGGGCGCCCGCGTCCTACACGTCGCCGAGCAACACGACCTCGTCACCGTGTGGACCGAAGTGGACACCTCCCGCCCGATCGTGGGCCGCCGGTTCTACATCGTGCCCACCGGCGGACGCCCGCCCGCCTCCGCGACCTACGCCGGGACCGCGCTCCTCCACGACGGGGCGTTCGTGTTCCACGTCTACGACGAGGGCGACCAGTGAGGTACACCCACGACTGCCAGCCGCTCGATGAACGGCCCACGCTCCCGGCCGACGTGTTCCAGATCGAGTACCGGTGGCGGTGCCCGAACCAGCGGTGGGAAGTGATCGCCCGCCCGCTCGGCGGCATGGCCAGCCGGATCGGCCGACGCCGCTACCTCCGGAAGGCCGACCAGTGAAGCGGTACTCCGTCTGCCAGCGGTGCGGCCGACCGATCGTCGGCCGCCCCACCGCCCCGCCGTTCATCACGACCGCCGACGCCACCCTGTGGCGCCACGTCGGACCGCTCGGCCGGTTCGCCTCCCACGCTCCCGCCGTACCGGAGGCCGACCAGTGACCGCGCCCGCCGTAACCCTCCGAGTCCCCGGCACCCCCAAGCCCAAGGGCTCAATGAAGTGCATCGGACGCAGCGGCAAAGTCCGCCACCAACTCACCGAAGACGCCGGACCCGAGTTGAAGACCTGGCGCGACCGCGTCACCAACACCGCCCGCCAAGTCCACACCACCGCCGAACCCCGCGAACCCGTCCTCATCGACGTCACGTTCGTACTCCCCCGACCCCAGACCCACCGCGCCCAACGCAACGGACGCACCGAACTCGCCGGACCCATCCGCCCCCGGTACGCCACCACCCCCGCCACCAGCCGTAGGACCGGCGACATAGACAAGTTGGCCCGCCTCATCCTCGACGCCCTCACCGACGCCGGACTCCTCACCGACGACGCCCAAGTCACCGACCTCACCACCCGCAAGACCTACGTCGGCGACCCCAACCGCGACCCCCTCGGCTACGAAGGCGCCTGCATCACCATCGCCTACCCCACCAGGAGCACCACCCCATGACCGAGCCCGCCGACCCGTTCGGCGCACCCCTCCGCCACCTCCGCCGCATGGCCCCACCATGGGCGGACCAACACCGCACCGTGTGCGGACGCCCCACCACCGACGTCGCCAACCTCGTCACGTGGGACGAAGCCGCCGCCCTCTACCGCAAGCACGGACAGCAGCGCGCCGCGTTCCTGTTCTGCCAGACCTGCATCGCCTCCCACCGCCACGCCGCCGACCGGCCCAGCCGATGGGACGAAGACCCCGCCGCCGTCGTCACCGACTACGCCTCCCGAGGACGCAAGGGCTGGCAAGGCGACGAGCAGACCCGCGCCGAACTCCTCGCCCTCGCCGACCTCGTCAACGCCCACCCCGACGAGTACGCCGCACACGTCGCCCGCCGCCTCGTCCCCGACGCCCTCGCCCAACGCCGAGCACGGAGGAGAAACCGATGACCTTCCGCGAGACCTGGCACGCCGCCCGCGCAGACCCGAGCAGCGGCGAACTCACCAACCGACAGTGGGGCAAACCGCCCGGGCTCCACGTCGAAACCGGATGGTGGGTAGACCCGCGGTCGTTCGGCGTCGGCATCACCGCCGACACCGAACCCGAGTACGGGCGCCTCGCCATGCTCGGCATTCACCTCGGCCCCTTCACGTGGGCCGCCACCCTCTGGACCTCCGACCGGAAGGACTGACACCGTCATGGCTCTCCCGTGGGTCAAACTCGACACCGGCATCCCCACGCACGACAAGTTCCTCGCCCTCATCCACGACCCCAGCCCCAAGCGATGGCAGGCCGCCGCCTCCTACATGTTCGCGCTCGCGTGGTCCGGAGCAGCAGGCACCGACGGACGCATCCCCACCTACGCCCTCGCCTCCGTCCACGGCACCCAAGCCACCGCCCGCCTCCTCGTGAAGCACCGGCTATGGGAGGAGAAGACCGGCGCGTGGCAGGTCCACAACTGGGACGTCCACCAACTCACCACCGCCACCGCCGACGAACTCGCCAACCGCCGCAAGCGAGGAGCCGAACGCACCAACTGCAAGCGGTGGCACGACCCCGAATGCTGGACCGACGCGACCGGCTGCCGAGGCATCAAGCGACCCGCCGACTGACCACCCATGCGACTCGCCCAACCGACCGCCCCACCGATCGCCCCACCGACTCGCCCCACCGATCGCCCAACGATCGCCCCCACCGAGTCGCATACATACGGACGGACGGACGGACTGACGAAGACCCCCACTCACCGTGACCATTCGTCCTCCGGCAGTAGACACGCGACGCGCGCACGCGGCCCCCGCCGCCACGTTCGCCAACCCCACCCCAACCGATGCACACTGGACCCCGAGACCAGAGCATCCAACCCGGTTATCCACAACCCGCGAAGGACGCTCACCCCGTGCCCAGCGCACTCACCCCCACCGGCTCCACCCACCAGTGGCGCCAACTCCGCGCACCCTTCACCCACCACCTCGCCACCGTCGGCCCCCTCCCCTGCCGACGGTGCGGACAACCCATCACCGCCACCGACCGCTGGCACCTCGGCCACCCCGACGACCAACCCCGCGCCCTCGGCGGCGAAGACCTCGACCTCTGGCCCGAACACCAAGCCTGCTCCATCCGAGCCGGACACGACGTACGCCGCGAAGTCGCACGCCGCCGACGCACCGCCGCCACCCAACCCAGCCGCGAGTGGTAACCCCATGCACACCACCCACGCCACCACCCACGCCACGCCACTCACGGCGCCCACACCCCGCCACGTCCGCACCCCGGACGCACGCCGACCACACCGCGGGATCGCCGTTGACAACGGCCGGTTTTTTCTGACGGCGATTGGCCGCGCCCAGATACCTGGCCGACTGAATACACACACCAGGGCAGGGCAGGCACCCCGGCCGCGCCCGATCGACCCCGAGGAGGTCCCGGATGGGGCGAGCACGTACGGCGGCCGCCGAGGTTCGGCGGATTGTGACGGAGTTGGGCGAGTCGGAGGCGATTCCGCCGGAGCGGGCCGGGTTGGGCGTGATCGCGGTGGAGTTCGCGAAGATCGCCGACGCGGCGAAGGACGATCCGCGGTTGCGGTTGACGGCGCTCCGGGAGTTGCGGACGACGCTGGACAGGTTGACGGCGGGGGTGGTGTGGGGTGACGGCGACGAGTCTCCGGCCGGAGACGGCTCCGGACCTGGCGAGGACCAGCGACGGGAGTTGGCCGTCCTCATGGGGTCCGGCCCCCAGGTGGGCGACGCGGCGGACGGTTGAGCGGCCGACGTATGGCCCGGCGGTGGCGCGGATCGCGGAACTCCTCGGGGCGCCGTTGTTTCCGGCGCAGCGGTTCGTGTTCGACGTGGCGTTGGAGGTGCAGTCGGAGGAGGCGGGGGACCCGTTTCCGGGTGAGTGGGCGTATGGCGAGGTCGCGGATTTGGAGCCGCGGCGGGCGGGGAAGACGTTCAAAGTTGGGCCGTTGGTGGCGCATCGGTGCGGGTCGGCGCCGGGTCGGTCGGTGTGGATCACGGCGCAGAAGCGGCAGCACGCGGTGCGGCGGTGGGAGGACGTGTGTCGGCAGTTGCTCCGGTCGGCGTTGCGGCCGGAGTTGTCTCGGATCACGACGGCGGGTCGGGAGCGGTTGCGGTGGCCGCGGGTGGAGTCCGGGTTTTCGCCGTTCTCGCCGAACGCCGACGCGATGCACGGCGAGGAGCCGGACCTCGTGATCGTGGACGAGTTGTGGTCGTTCGACCTGGCGCAGAAGGCCGCGATTGAGCAGGGTTACAAGCCCGCGTGGTCAGTGAAGCCGGGGCAGGCGTGGCTCCTGTCGGCGGCGGGGACCGAGAAGTCGGCGTGGCTCAACGGGGTGCGGGCGAAGGTGGAGACCGCGGTGGAGTCGGGGCGCCGGTCGGGGTTCGCCGGGTTTCTGTGGGGGGTGCCGGACGAGGTCGGCGGGGTGCCGGTGGAGGAGTTGCCTGACGACCAGTTGCTCGACGTGGTCCTCGACTGTCACCCGCGCCGGGACAACGGGCTCCGGCTCGCGTACCTGGCGGAGCAGTTGGACGACATGGGACGGGTGGACTTCCTCCGGGCGTACGGGAACCGGACGGCGGCCGGGAAGGCCGAGACCGTGATCGAGTCGAAGGCGTGGCGGTTGGCGACGTCGGACCACCGGATACCGGCGGACGCGCGGGTGGGGATCGGGTTCCATGTGGACCCGGACCGGCGGGAGGCGGCGGTGTCGGCGGCGTGGCGTGACCCGTCGGGGGTGATGTTGACCGAACTCCTCGAAGTGGGGCCGCGGGCGGAATGGCTCGCGAAGTACCTCGTCGGGGTCTACGTGCGGCAGGAGCCGGGGGCGGTGGCCGGGCTCGGCGCGGGTCCGGCGCGGTCGGTGGCGGACGAGTTGGAGCGCCAAGACGTCGAGGTGTTGCGGGTGTCGGCGTCGGACTACGCGGCGGCGTGCGGCCGGTTCTACGACGAGGTCACCAGCCCGCGGCCGCGGCTCGTGCACCGCGGCGAGAAGGCCCTATTCGACGCCATGGCCGCGGCGTCGCGGCGTCGTCTGCCGGGCGGGTTCCGGTGGGACCAGCGCGGCGAGGAGCCGATCACCGTCCTCGTGTCGCACACCCTCGCGGGGTGGGCG